GCGTCGATTTCCTGCTCCAGGCCACGGATGACACCTGTTGCGGCCGGGTTCGACCCGAGCGCCTCCTGCTGGGAGCCGAGACCGGCTATCGCTGCGGCCGCTGCCCTTGCTCGCTCGGCCACGCCGTTCAGGCTGATCTGGAAGCTGGCGAGCGATGGCAGACCGGTCTGCTCGATCAGCTCGAAGACGATCTGCTGCGCCCGCGCAAAATCCTCGCTTGCATCCTTGCCTTCGGCCGCTGCCTCGGTCGCCCTGTCGAAGGCCGATTGCAGCTCGGAAAGCACCTCCGTCTCAGCCCCGAAGTCCTGGAGCAGCAGCACTGTGTCGGCGAATTCAACCTGGAGGTCGCGCACCGCCTCGCGAAGCGGATCGATCTGATTGGCGCGCAGCACCTCGAAGCTCGTCTCGGCCGCCTGGATGAGGCCCAGGCGCTCCTGTTCCTTGATGAACTCCCTGAGCTGAGGGATGGTGCCGACGAGCGCCTCGTCCAGGGCGCGCACCGCCTCTTCCTGTTTCTTGATCCTTTTTTCCGCATCCTCGCCGCTGTCGAAAATCGTCGAGAACAGGGCGCTTGCCGCGGTCGCCGCCAGGCCGAAGCCCACCACAGCCAGATTGAGCGGATTGAGCAGGAACGTCGTCAGTCCCTGTCCGACCGCGCGCAGCGCTTGAAGAACGGTCGTTCCCTGGCGGAACGACTGCGCGATCTGCGAGCCCTGCTGCGCGATGACCGTGAACGGGCTTTGCCCGCTTGCCAGGCCCACGGCGATGTCCTGCAGCTGGAACTGCATGTTCGCCAGTTGCTGTGTGGTGAGTTGGACGGCGCCGCCGGCCCGGCCTGCGCCGGCCACAAGCGCCGTCCCGACAGCCTGGCTCCTGGCCGCCACCGTGTCGAGCGCCTGGCCGAGGCCTTCGGCCCTTGTCTGGGCCTGCCTGATCCCCTGATTGAAGCCCTTGTCGCTGGTCGAGAGGTCGAGCAGCGCCTCGCCGAGACGTTCAACCACTTTCGCCTCCGCCCATACCCGGCATCTTCACCGAAATCCCGATCATCGCCAGCATCTGGGGTGTCGCTTTCGCCGCCGCCTGCCGCTCGCCCCGCGCCATGCGTTCAAGCCGCTCGATCGACCGCCGCGTTTCCCGCTTTTCGATACGCCCGGACCCGAGCGCGACCGCGTTGATCGCCATAAGCTGTTCCTCGGCCGCGATCCTCGGCATCATGACCCGGTAAGCCCTTACGACCGCTGCCGGCGCATGGGCGAACCACCACTCGGGGTCTCCGCCGTAGAAGCGCTGGAGGCGGGGAAGTTCTTCGCCCCAGTCGACTGTCCAGCCCCGTCTTGCGCGCTTTCCGGCGCCGCCTCGTTCCTCGTCTTCTGGCCCGCCTTCGCGATCGCTCCCGCCAACCCCAGCCTCCGGCGCAGCAGGAGCCCGGTAAAAACCTCGACGATCGCCAGCATGTGCGCCTCCGACAGCCGCGAAAGCACCTTGGAAGGCAGCTCCACCACCACCTTGCGCACCACGTCGCGGATGAGCTCGGCGAGCTCCTCGCCCTGATTGCCGGCCTTCGTCAGCCGGTCGATCTCCTGCCCCTTCAACGCGAAGAAATGGCTCTCGATCAGGCTCAGCTCGTCGGGAGAGCGGATCTCGTAAAGATTGCCGTCGATGCGGATCCTTGGCCGCTCGATCAATGTCGAAAGGTCCAGGATCGGTTCGGACCTGGTCGGCTCGCTGCCCATGCGCGCGCTCCTGATGCGGTGTGAAGTTTTCAGAGTGATCGGTCGGATGCGGGCCTACGGCAGCGCGGCCGCGTTGCCGAAGATCAGCCGCCCGAAACGATCGTCCTCGCTTGCCGCGTTAGGGTCGACCAGAGCGGAGAATTCGAGTGCCAGGCCGGCAGGCTCACCCTTGCGGTACTGCACCTCCGGGGAGCCGGACATGTAGCAGTACGGAACCTCGTATTGCCCGGCCAGGCCGTCGCCATAGGGCGACACGCCGCGCACCAGGAGGGCCATGGTCGTGACCTGGTCGCCCTGGTAAAGCTTCAGCGCCTTGAACCCCTGGGTGCCGACGCCAGGCGCGGTCGTGGCGACCGCGTTGCTGTTCACCGCCAGGCGGTATTGCTCCAGCGTCACGTCCCACAGCGTCGCGGCGATCGTCAGATCCTCTTCGGTACGAAAGGCCTTCACCGCGCCGGTGGCGCCGAGCGGCCGCACCGCGTTGACGCTCTGGCTGTGGTTGATGGTGACACCCTCCGGATCGTAGGAGAGGTCGCCGGAGGTGCCGATCTGCACCCAACCGCCGGCGGGAACGGCGTCGAGCGCCGGGAAGGCCTCGCCGAGCGGCGCGTAGTAGAGCGTGAAGGGCGCCGCGATGATTTCGAACGGTGCGGGCATCAGGATACCTCCTTGAGGGCGGAAAAGACCTGGTAGGACTGGTAGGCGACGGGCCAGTTGCCGTCGCGGTCGCGCCCGGCGGAATACCCGCCGGCCGGCTCGACCCAGTGGATGAGCACGCCGGAAACGACGACGCGGCGGAGCCTGGAGAGGACGTCACGGCCGGCGCGGGCAAGCTCGTTCGCCTGGTTTGGCGTCTCGCCGTAGAAGAAGAGATCGAGCCTTTGCGTATCGTGCTCGACGAAGCTTCCGGCCGCGATCGACGCCCCGCCGGCCGGCTGGATCATCGTCGCCGCACGCGGCATGGACGCCGTCTCGGCGGGCGGCAGCTCGCCGGCGAAGACGCGCCCTTGCGAAGCGGCATTGAAAGCCGCGTCGGCCAGCAGGGCATTCATGATCGCACCGACGAGATCCGCCACGCACCAGCTCCTGAACCAAGCCCCGGCCGGACGCATCCAGGCTGGGGCGATATGGAGCGAGGCTAGCCGCGCGCGCGCGTCCGAACTATCCGCGCGGCCGCGCGGGTAAGCCGGTTGTCATGTCGATACGGGGAGGCGGGCGTAGCATCGCGGCAGCCGGCGGCGCCGTCAAGAGCCGGGCCTTCAGCTGCCCTGGCCCGACCGTTCGAAGGCCTTTTTGATGCGGCGGGCGAGCTTCGGATATTCCTTGTCGGCAGCCGGCCGCAGGTATGGCCTTGCCGGGATCTTCACCTCGGTCTTCAGGATCCAGTGAACATCGCCGCTGTTCCGGTCGACGAGAAGCGGCTGGCCTTTCAGGGATTGCGCATAGGCGAGTTCGCCCATGCGCCTTGGGCTGCCCGCCCGCTCGGCCTCGGCCGACACCGGGATCGCCAGGAACTTCGCCTGGACGGGTCTGATTGTGCCGCCGAGCTCGTGGATCCTCGCATAGGCCACGTCGCGCGCGCCCCAGGTGCCGCGCACCCCGTCCGTCACCGGCTCGGCGAAGCGCACGATGTCGATCGCACCTTCCAGCACGCCGGTCCGGTTCTGCCAGTCGTGATTACGCTTCGCCTCGGCGGCGGCCGCCGCCATCGTCTGGTTGACGCCGGTCTGCTGCGCGGCTCGCATCTTCGCGGTGACCGCCTTGCCGAACCACTTCAGGGATTTCGTCTTGCCCGGCATCAAATCCCCATTGCTCGTTCGATCGCTGCGCGTTTGCAGAGCCGCCAGGCCGTTCGCATGAGGCGATCAAGTCGCAAGGCTTTCTTTCGTTGATCCGACCCGGCGGGAAACGTCCAATATGCGTTGTCGCCGAAGTGCCGCCGGTACCGCCGATGAAGAGCCGAATATCTTCGCCTCATGTATCTGGGCAACGCCAGCCAGTGCGGCCCACAAATCCATTCTTCATCGGCTCTGAACGCCCGCTCGCATTTGTGTTGGCCTCGTGTTCTCCGGCAACAGGGAACAATGCAGCGCAGGCGTTCAGACATCGCTTGGAACCGGCCCCACACTGACCATCATGGGTGGCGGAACCGTGCCCAGGATACGTACATGCACGGAAGCGCCGGCGTTGAGGGCGGCGAGTTCTGCCGGCGTCGGCTGCCAGGCTGTAACCATTGCCGGCGTTCCATCCCCATTGACGTTGCAGCTCACCGCCTCGTCGCGAATGGGCAAGCCGAGATATCCCTGGCTCTTGCCGACGATGCGAGTTGCGCCTTCGATCATGCAGATCTGCATCAGCGGATCCTCTTCAACGCCGCTTCAAGATGGGTGTGCTTGCGCTGGACCGGGCCTTCGATGCGCAGCCGGCCCGCAATGATGACGTTGCCGCGCGCATCGGTGACGGCCGAGATCTCGTCCTTCTCGTCGACATCGGCGGCGAGCGGGAACATTGCCCGCATGTCCTCGACCATCGCCGTCTTGTCGCCGTCGACGATCTCCTGGGAAAGCCTCGACCAGACGAAACACTTGACGACGGCAAGCGGCTGGAATTCGGGAGCGACCGGATTGTTCCAGGCATCGCTGCCCGCGGCCACGTTGCGTTCCACCATCGCTCGCATGGTCAGGCGGCCGGCGATCATGTGAGCGCCAGCGGCTGGTCGATCCCGCTCCCGATACCCGAATTCAGCTCGACCGAACTTCCCGCATGCCGACCGCGTAGAAAGTCGCTTTCGACGCCGCCTCCTTTAGGTTGAGCGATACGGCTCTTGACCGGGACCAGGTTCGGGTGCCGCTCAGCCAGGTAAAGGGCGACCAGGGCATCCGGTTGCGGCTCCGGCAACAGGGCGGAGATCTTCACGTAGACGGCCGCAGTCCAGGCTTCGCAATATATGTCCGCGCGAAGCCGCTTGCGCCCGGGCTTGCAGCGCTTCAGATGCGAACGGATATAGCCAGCTCGTGCGCCCTTCAGTCGGCGAAACAGCACTGCGAATGCGTATGCAGCGATTTCCGGTACCGCGCCGCGGCCGACAAAGGTGCGATCGCCATCCGCGTTTAAGAAGCACTCGACGGCAAGCGCGCGGCAAACGGCGTTTGACAGGATAGTCTCCCAGCGAGGCGGCCGCTGGGAACGATTGCCGCGAGCGCTGGCTTCCTCGACTTCGGACATGGCCAGTTTCGCTTCCGTGACGCCGTGAGCTTCCATCAGCTCACGCGCCTTGGAGAGTGCTATTGCCGCCTCGTTCTCATTGGCGCTTTGAGCCAATGCGAGACACTTGCGAATTTTGGCCAGGATCGCCTTGTCGGTCATGCCATCACCATGCGCTCTCGGCCGAGGCTCGCCAGAAGCTTCTCGCGCTCCTCGGTAACGTCGGCACTACCGAGTGTGAATGAATAGTCGCCGGCCCGTTCGCTTCTCAGCCCGCCGCGATAGGAGAGATCCAGCTGCATGAGCTTGATCGTCACCTCCTCGCGCGCGGCCTGGTCCCCAAGCGGGGTATAAGTGGCACGAACCAGCGGCGCCCAGTAGTCGCGGCCGTTCGGCCCGCCGTTCAGCCGCTGCAGTGTCCTCCCGCCATGCAGGACGCGGTAGTCCCCGGCGGCGAGCTCCACCTCGTTGCCCGCGAGGCCGGAATTGGCTGGATCGAGTTCGACGATCGTCGCCGGCTGCGCGCTGTCCATCGCCCTTGGCAGGCGCAACACCCTTCTGAAGCGGGAATTGGGATCGACCGGATCTCCGAGCTCGATCGTGATCGGTCCGGCCGGGCCGAAGCGGGCCTCGATCTCCGCCGTGATCGCATCGATCATTGCGGCAAGCTCTGCGTCGGAAAGGTCGGATCCGGTTCGTTCCTTCACCCGGTCGATCAGAGGCATGTCCGCTCACCCCGCAGGTCTTTGGTTGAGGTGCCGGTCTCTCCCGGCTGTCACGTCCCCCGTCAGACGTTGCAGCCGGGGACCGCGGCCCGGCGCCGCCTACTCGCAACTCCCGACCAGTCACGCCGGCACCCCATCTCCGGCAAGTGTGACCGCGCTGCCCTCGGTTGCTTTCGCCCTGGTATTCCTCGATCAGCCGGTCGGCGGCTTCATCAGCTCGCGTGCCTGGGTTACCCAGCTCTGCCAGTCGGCACGCGGCGACAGGCCCTTGACCACGGGCGGCGACGCAGGATCGACCGCCGCGAGGGCGGAGAAGCTGTCGATGCCGGCGGCTTTCAGCGCGGCTTGCGCCGCCGCGCCAATGCCCTTGATCACCGAAAGATCTTCTCCTTTCTCGCCCTTGTCTTCCTGGCCGCGTCGTTCCTTGTCCTCGGCCGGGGCGGATTGCTTCTTCCCGCCCTTCGCCAGGCTGCCGTCGACAAGGCCGAAACGCTCCACGGCCGAGGCCGGGATCTCGTCGCCAGGCGCGGCATAAAGGAAAGCGGCGCGTAGATCGCCTTCGCCGACGAGCTTCGATTTGTCCTTGGTCAGATAAAGACGTTCTTTCGCCTGCATGGCGCCCTCCTACTCGGACCTTGCCCAAAGGACGTGGAGAAAATCGCCCGTGGTGTCGGTGGTGGTGTTTTCGATGACGCCGGCCTTGCCAGCGGTGATCGAGAATTCTGCGGTGCGATCCACCCGGGTCGGCGGCGTGCCCTCGGTGATGTGTTCAACGGAAAGCAGGGTGTCGCCAGGCGAGAGCGCGCCGGGCACCTCATGCTCGCCCACCGGCCCGCCGGGGATCAGGGCACAGCCCACGGGCCTCGAAAATCCGGAAATCGTTGGCATGGTGATCTCCTGTTGCGGCCGAATGCCCGCCCGGTACTCTCGACTTCCGGGCGGGCGCTCCGCGGGTTGTGGCTTAGAGGCCGGTGACCGAGCAGAAGGCGGCCGGGCGGAACACCACGAAGGCCGCCCGCATGTCGCCGCGCACCGTGCGCTTGCCCTCGTTGAACTGGGTGCCGACATAGCCGATCTGGATGTCGACGCCCTTGCGCTCGAACAAGCTGATCCAGGCAGGCTGGAAGGAGCCGACATAGCCGGTGCCCTTTGCGTCCGCATCCTGCTGCACCACCGGCAGGCCCCAGAGGCGCTCAGGCCCGGCCTCCGAGGGCGAGCCCCAGATATAGACGCCGTCGACGGTGCGCAGCAGGCGCACGCCCTGCCAGTCTTCCGGATGCATGACGTGATGGGTCGGGATCGCCCGGCCGGTGACGCGGACCTTCGTCATTGCCTTGTAGAAGGCGTCCGGCACCGGATCCGCGCCCTTGGCCTGGGTCTGGATGCCGACGACGTTCTTCAGGCCGCGCAGGTTGGCGCCGGCGCCGTCGCCGACCAGCACCTGGCCGTCCAGTCGCTGGCGGATGCCGAAGGTCAGCCGCGAGTTGATGTAGCCCTGCATCAGGGGCACGTCTTCCAGCTGCTCGTCGGTCACCGGAATGCTGTCGGTGATCTTGACCACCGGCGACGTCTTTTCCGTGAATACGAAGGTGCTTTCCGCATAGGCCGCGCCCTCGGCCTTCTCGGCCGCGGCGTGGGCGCGGGTGGTTTCCTCCATGTACTTGATCGCCGCCTGACCCGTGGTCGACATCGGGATGATGTCGATGAGCTGCAGCGGGCGCGTGGCGCCTTCGACGAACCCGGGAAGGCGGATGCTTTCGGGCGCGAAGCCTGCGCCGGTCTCCAGAAGCGCCTTGGAGCCGAGGGTCTCGAATACGGCGCCCTTGGCCAGCATGTCGGACGGCAGCAAGTCCTCGTAGGAGAAGTTGATGCCGTTGGGCGTGCCGTGCTTCACCCACTCGGCATAGGCCTTCTCGGCCGCCACGAGCTCGCCCAGGCTCTTGACCCGGCTCCTGGCCTGTTCGTCCTTTGCACCCGGAATGGGGAGGCGGCCGCGCACCTTCTCGCGATCAGCAAGCGCGCTCGCCGCCTTTTCGGCCGTTTCGAGCTTTTCGGCCTGCGAGGCGAGATCGTTCAGCTCGTCATCCATCGCCTTGACCTTCTCGGCCACGGCGATCGAGCCCTTCACGTCCTTGCCGAGGCAAGTGACCTTGTTGAAGTCGTAGCTCTTCTGGCCGCTGTCGGTCGTGACCTCGGCCTCCTCGAACACCTTGTGCAATTCGGTCTGCTTTGCCGCGAGCTTTTCGCGGACTTCTTTCAGGGTGGTCATTCGACCCCTCCATTGTCGGTGGAACGTCCGCCGACGCGCCCGCGCGCGGCCTCTCGTGCTGCAAATCCGCCCCGCGGCCGGCGCGGGGCATTGCATGAGGTCGAGACTAGGAGAAAGGAGGAGGGTCGGACTATCCGCGCGGCCGCGCGGGTGAAGGCTCAGGAGCTATCAGTTCGACTTTCGGCGATTGCCGGGATGGATATCGGGCAGCGCTCGCAACGCTTTTATGGCAGCTTCATCAATTGATCCGCAAGCCTGAAGCAATCGGCGTTCAATCTGGTCTTTTCTGCGCGAATAGCTCACGTCACGCCAACCAGACTTGTAACAGCGCTGCAACGTCCACTGAGGGACGCCTGGCTCTTCGATCAAGCGCCACTCGGCACCGAGCAGGCAAACCACACCGCCGTACTCGTCGCTTCTTTTTCCGGCGGGACGGCCGACATGGCCGGGATGCAGATCCGGCAGAGCGTGAAGGCCTGAGACACTTTCGGCGGTCGCGCCGGTCAGGCGCTCCACCAAATGGGCGAGGCCATCGCGGCGATGAGACCCGGCGACGGTGCGCCATGGTCTGGACACATCTCCGTTGTTCCGTTGCACCGCCCATCTGACGCCAAGATTGACCAATCGCCACTCGTTGTTGATTTCAGCGACTACGCCGTGGTATTCACGCTTGGTCGGAACGTTGGCGCTCATATTTTCTCCCGACGTCTCGGCCCTTGCAAAAGCACCCGGAAGCAAGCCTGCGAAAACCGGGGGCAACAAAACGATAATACCCCCGTAATTTCGAATTTAGAGCTCCATTTAAGGCGCTGAGCAGGCGTCTTGTCGAAAAATGGCGAATGCCCCGTAACAGCCTCGTTTCGCCTCTCAGCGGCCTTCTCTGTCGATTTCCTCCTCGCGCTTCAAACACGCCCTCACAGGCCAAGGCGGCGCCGGGCCGAGGCGGTGAGATGCTTCACCGCCAGCTGCTCGGCAGGATCGGTTTCGGGAGCGCCTGAAGCGATGAGCTCCTCGAGCTTGCCTTTCAGGTTGGCGAGCTGGTCGATCCTCGCTTTGGAAAGACCCCGGCCGTCCGCCTCCCTGAGAGCCTTCAGGCCGCCGGCGCGCCCGACGATGTCGTCGATCTCCGCCAGCACGCTCTCGATCTGGACGGCGAAGGATCCGCGCGACTTAAGGCCAAGCGTTGCGGTATCGATGCCGGCGCCGCGTACCACGGGCGAAACCTCGTGAACGTCGAGACGCTTCAGCACGCGGACGCGCTCGCCGTCGCGGCTTTCGTATTGAGCGTCGATCACCCCGAAGCCGTAGGACCATTCCTGCACGGCCTGGCCGTTCTCCAGGTCGAATTTCAGCGTCGAGTGCCATTCCCTACCGGCATCCGAGCCGAGGTTCAGATGGATCTCGGCGAGCGCCGCGTTGTTTTCCTCATAAACCCGAGCCTTGCCGAGCGGCATGGCGCGCCGATCGTGCGCCGGCAGGATCGGCACCCACTGGATCCCGCCTTCCTTCCACGAGAAGGCGCCGGGCAGATAGGTGTCGCCGTCATGATCGATCGCCGACAGCGTGGCGATACGGGCGAGGCCACGGCCTTCCCCGTCCATCTTTTCGACCGTAAGGCCCTTGGTCTCGATCTTCATGTGTCCTGCTCCTCTTCGTCCTGGTCCCCGAAATAGGGGGCAAAGGACAGGGTTCCGTTCGGATGTTCGTCCTGCGCCATCTGCGCAGCCTGGGCCGCCGTGACGATCGATCCGTTGCGGGCGATGTGACTTGGCAGGGACCGGCCCGGCCCCAGGCGGCCGTCAAAGACGATGAAGCGCTCGACGCCGGCGGCCCTGGCGCGCTCGATCGTCGAAATGTTCTGCGCATATTTGGTTTCGGTGCGGGCGATCGTGCGGGCGCGCGTGTCGGCATTCGACCAGGGACCGCTGCCGACGTGATCGGCAATGCGAGCGGCTAGCTGCGTCGCGCCTTCGCCCTGCGCCCGCCCTTCCGCGAGCGCATCGAAGAGCGCCTGGCGCGTCTGGGCCGACAGATCGACCAGGCCGGCGCGGCGGCCGCCGAAGCCGACGATCGAACGGGCAACCGGATCCGGCAGGCTGCCGCCTATCCCCGCGAGCTCCGCCGCCTCCGCCACCTGGCGCGCCACTTCCAGGTAATACGCCTCGTAGAGGCCGCGGAACGTGGTTTGATGCACACCGATGCCGAGCGCCTCCAGGATCCTCGCGATCAGCAGCTCGTCGGCCTTGGTCCCGTCCGCCCCGCGTGACTTCGACGCGCGTGACTTTGGCGCCAGGTCCTCTTCCTCAAGAAATGGCAGCGCTGCCGACGAAGCCTCCCTCGCGAATTGCTCGAAGAATGCCTTCAACCGGCCTTCGAAGGTTACCGCGAGCGGCCCTTCCTGGCGTGCCAGGATGCTCAGATAAGCCCGGCCGACCCGTTGCGCCGCCGGCGAAGCCAGGGCTTTTTGTCTGATCCGCTTCGGTTCGTCTTCAACGGTGCGCGGCGGGGCGCCGGCCGGCACCTCCACCGAAGAGAACGGCCGCAGATAGATGCGGTGGCTATCGTCGACTTCCAGGCCAGCGGCCGCGCGCGCCTCCGCCACCATGGCCCAGCCGCCTTGCACCCGCTTGTTCCAGCGCTCCGTTTCCTTGTCCTCGTCATCCTGAAGGGCAAGCACTTCCGATGTGTCCCACCACATCGTCAGGCCGCGCGTCTCGCCGAAATCCGGCAGCAGCGAGCGTTCGATCTCGTCGGAGAACATTCGTGCCAGCGGCAGGACGCCGTTGTGCCAGGCGATCTTGCGCATCTCCGTCATGGTCGCCCCGACCTTGGTCGATTGCAGGCCGGCGCCGAAGCCCACGATAGCGGGAGGAATGCCAAGGCAGGCGCAGACCCGTTCTTCCGCCACGTCGCGCGCCTCCGACATGTTCATTTGCTGAGGGTTGAAGCCGTAGGGCGTGACGTCGGTTGGCGCTCCCATGACCAGCGGCCCGCCGCGCCGGTCGCCGCCAAACGCTTCCTGGAACCACGACTTGGTTGCCTCGACATCCTCGACCGCCACCGCGCCGCCGCTCTTCGGCGAGATCACCACGCCTGGCACGCCCATGTTGCGCAGGAGCGAAGCCACGAAATTCGAGCTCTCCAGGTCCATGAAGATCTCGCGGATCGCGCCGTCGAGCGGCGACAGGCCTTTGCGCGGATTGCGCGGATTGAGGCCATGGCGGAAATGCACGACCTCCTCGGCCTCAAGCCGCATCGGTTGCAGGCCCCCGCCGGGCGTATATCGGTAGTGCGAAATGAACTTCTCGCCGTCATCCGAACCGAAGGGCTCCATCGTCCAATGCGGCACATACCAGAGCTCGCCGGGCCGCCCGGCACCGTTGCGAAGCTTGATCCAGTAGGCGTTGCCGTCCAGGCAGAAGGAAAAGACCGTCGCCATCCACAGCGCGATGTCGCCGTAATAAGCGTTTGGCCTGCGGATCAGTTGCAGGGCGCCGTGCTCGGAGATCTCCGTCACCTGGCGGCCGCGGCGGCTTGTCACCGTCAGCCGCGCCTCCGGCAGCGCGCGGCCGATCCACTGGACCGGCGCAGTCACCACGGACGTGTCCAGTCCGTCGCCGACTGCCTTGCGATAATCGTAGCGCGTGCCTTTCAGGAGCCCCTGCCACAGGCTCGGCCTGGGCGGATGGCGCAGCGATTGAAGAGCCTTTGAAAACCAGTTCATGCCGGGATCCAATCCTTGTCGATCGGGCTTTCCTGCGCCTGGCCGATCTGGCCGAAAAGCGGGCGCCATTGTCCGCCGGCCGCGCCGCCGGCGGCCTCTATGGCGAGCCCCAGTGCCCAGAAATGGTCAGCATGGCCGTCCGGCGTGCGCTCGGCCGTAAAGCGGATGTTGCCGGCCGAGGTGACCTGCTTGGTCACGGACCTCAGGTCTGCGCGGATCGGCGGCGAATAGGGAATGCGCAACCGCCTGTCTTCCATGTGCCCGCGCACCGGATAGGCGAGCGCTTCCTTGACCTTCGCGGTGAAGGTCACGGCCTCGACCTTGTAGGGACCGAATTTCTTCTGTGCGTCATCGGACCAGCCGATGCCAAGGCCGGTCGCATCGATGTCGGTGCGAACGCAACGCTCGATCCAGGGCCAGAGCACCTTCTCCTGCTCAGCCTTGCTCATGTTCTTGAGCGCCTCGACATGGCGCGTATAGAGCACGTCGCCAAGGCGCTCCAGCACCCAAATGACCGTCAGGTCATGCTTGCGGCCGATATCGATGCCGGCGAAGAGCTCGCCGCCCTCGATCTTGCGCCAGTCGGCATCGGCGGCGTATTCGCAGGCCGCGATCAGGTCATATTCCAGGAAGGCCGCATCGTCGTCGGCCGGCTGGCACATGTACTCCTGAAGGAAACTTTCCTCGTCGGCCGCGCCGCTCTTCACCCAGTCGAAATAGGCGGCTTCGTCCATCTCCTGGCGTTCGTCGTCTTCCGGCAGCGACTGCTGGAGCTTCCACAGGAAGCCGTCGTTCAGTGCGTCCTCGAGCGTCACCCTGTGCAGGCTGATCTTCTTTGGATTTCCGCCGTCCCGGTATTCCTTGACCAGGCTGTTGAAGAAGTTGTGCGAGCCGCGATGCGTCGAAATCACCTCCATCGAACCGCCCCAGGTGATGCCGGGATAGGCGATCGACCACAGCTTTCGCGGATCGGGATGCAGCGCGAATTCGTCGAGCACCCGGCCGCCGCGCTTGCCGGCCTGGGCATCCGGATTGGAGCTCATCGAATGGATGCGCCGGCCGTTGGCAAATCGCAGCACATAGGCGCTTGTCTTGCCGTCCGGGTCGACGGCCTGTTCGCCGAGATCGCGCGCGGCGAGTTCCAGATTGCCCGCCCAAAGCTTGCAGTCCTCGAGGAATAGACGCGCCTGGATGTCGTCGCGCGAGGAAACCCATTGATCGTGCCGTGCGGCGGCGAGCGCGGTGCGGGAAACCGTGGCATAGGCCGTCGACCAGGAAAGGCCGATCTGGCGACCTTTCTCCATCAGCTTCAGCCGGGAATTGTCCTGCACCCAGCGTGCCTGATAGGGCAGGAAGATCGCACCGCGATTGGCGGGGATGATGCGCGCGCGCCCCATCAGGCCCCCCCCATCAGGCGTCGGTTGATCTCCGCCATGGTCTCCTGCGAGACGCCCGCCTTCCTGGCGACTTCGGCCACATCCTCGGCCGCCTTCTTCATCCGCTCGTCGAATTCGGCTTGCAGCAATCGCCGCAGCTCGGCCGAGTGCCGCTGCGCGGTGATGGCGGCGCGGTTGGCGCTCGCCAGCGCGTTGATCTCCTTGGCCGACAGATCGCCCCTGGAAAGCAGCTCGTCGGCCGCCATCTTGATGCGTTCGGAAATCGCGACGGTCATCTTGTCGGCGCCGTCAGGCCCCATCGCTTCGGCGAGCGCAGTGGACAGCCGCAAGCGCTCGTCGTATTCGCGCCACTGCCGAGCCTTGCGGACCGAATAGCGGCTGAAGGCTCCCTTGGAGATCGAGCCTATGCCGAGATCCGCCAGCCGGGCGTTGAACTCCGCCAGGATGGCGACCTGCGGCCGCTTGCCGTCCCGCAGTTCCTGGTTGACCCAGGCAAGGTCGGCGTCCGCCTCTTCAGGCAGCATTTCCATGGTCGACAACCGTCCGCGACCTTCACGCCGTCCGCCGGCCTCGGGAGCGACCATTGACCTATCTCCCGTCCTCGGGCCATGCCACGCCGTCCAGCGGCGCGCGCCGTTCCAGGTGATCCCGTCCGGCCTGGGCGAGGCCAGCGATCAGCTTGCCGCCATCCTCTTCCAGGTTGACCGCGCCGATTTCCTCCAGCTTGCGCAGCTGCGTTCTCACCCATTCGATGGAGCGCGACACCAGATAGACGTCGAGCGCCTTCTGGATCAGATCCTCGCGCAGGTGACCGTTGAACTCGCGGGCGATGGCCTCGAGGATCACCAGGCGACCATGCCGCTCCAGGTAGTCGCGATATCCCTCTTTCAACGTTCTTTCCCTCCGTCGAGCAGGAAGATCTCGATCCGGTTCACGACCCGGGTAACGCCAAGGTGGCTTTCCTCAAGCCTCCCGAGCGCACCCCGAACCTGTTCCAGCGCTATGCGCAGCTCATGCACATCGTCTTTTGGCGGCAGGTGGCCCACATCGCTTTCCAGCGTCTGGATGCGGCGGTCGTGCTCGATGAGCTTGCGCTCGTGCTTGCCGATGGTGTGCTCGTTCGCCTTCGATCGCGCAGTCAGCCAGGTGTAGAAGATGCTGATGATTGCAAGGAGTGAAGCGATGGCCGCCGACCAGTTGCGGATGTCCTCGATCATTTGCCCTCGCTCGCACAGTCGATGCAGGTGACGGCCGATGGCAGCGCCTGGCGCCGGCGTTCGTCGATCGGGTCGCCGCATCGCCGGCATGTGGTGGCGCCGGGCCGGTCGAGGGAAGCGCGGATCCGGCCGATCGCCGCATCGCGCTCCTGTTCGACGCGCAGCTCCGCCAGTTCCTTGTCGAACTCGCTCGCCTTCATCCCTCCACCTCGAAATAGCGGTGCCGGGGCGTGGAGACCTGCCAGATCGCCTCGCGGCCGACGATCACTTCGTCGCGCCCGGTAACCTCGAATTCGCCTGGCGTATCCGCGCGCCTGGTGTAGAGCCGCTGCCCGTAGACGACCTTTTCTTCCTGCAGGCGCTGGTTGAGCTCGGCGAGCGATCGGCAGGAGCATTCGAACATGAAAAACTTCCGCCGGCCGTCAGGATGAAAGTCGTTCAGGTCGATGCGATAGACGGCCTGTGTCATCACTTGCCCTTCATCGCCTTGATGGCCTCGACGCCCTGGGCTCCGAGGTTCTTCAGCGTGTGGCCGCCCATGTAGAGCGCGACGAACCAGGACGTCAGCGTCATCATCACGCCCATGTCCATGCGCGAGCCGATATCGGTGCCCGCGATCGCATCGGTAACCGGCACGATGAGTAGGCGAACCGTCCACATGAGGCCGAGCAGATACATCCAGCCCCAGCGCCAGCCGCTCTGCCAGATGCCCTGTCGCTGTTCGGCCTGCAGCAGGGCGAACTGGCCGTCGAGGCCGCGGGACCACAAGGCTATCAGTTCCGGCATTCGGCCCTCGACGGTCTCGACCGCCTCTTCCAGGTCCGCGCCGTTGACGGACGGAAGTTCTTCGGGTTCGACGCCAAGGACGCCGGCGATCTCGCTCACCACCGTTTCCGCCAGGCGTCCGCCCGCCTCTCCGAAGCGCTCGCCCAGGACGCGGCCGACAAGCTCGGCTCCGACCTTGGAGGCGACCCCGGCCAATATGCCGACGATCATGCTCATATCGCTCTCTCCGCTTGCGTGGCGTAGGCCCGAGCCCTGAGCCGGTTGACATGCGCGCGCCAGAGCAGCCAGGCGGCGAGCGCGATCAAGGCGACGGTGACACCCGCGACCGCGATCGCGGCGAGCGCGTCCATGTCGACCGGGGCGGCTACCGGAGCGGCCGGCGCACTTGCCGCCGCGCCGGATCCGGCCGCCCCCTGCTGCCGCGAAGTCCCCTTTGCCTTGCTGCCTTTGTCCTCAAGCGCAACGATCACCTCGGCAACGTCGGATTTCTCGGCCAGTGCCCACCTGGTCCACAGCGCCTCGCCTTCGGCGACGCGCCGCGTCCAGCCCTTGCCGAAGGTCGCCCAGTGCTTGAACGTCCGGTAGATGGAAAGCCGCCTGGCGCAGAGCTTGCGGACCGTTTCGTGGTCGGGACCGCCGATGACGGCCATCAGGCTCTTGCGCGCGGCGGCCGGACCGGAATTCACCGCATAGTCGAACACCGCCCCGTCGACGCCGGAGGCAAGCGTGTCGCACCCGGTACGCTCCCAGTAGTCGTCGTGATAGATCCGATTGACGAGATCGCCCCGGATGTCCTTGAGGTCGGCCTTGGTGGCGCCCGCCTTGTGAAGGCGCAGGGTCGCAAGCGTGATGCCCTTGTTCGTGGCGCCGCCCGGGTCTTTCGGATGGTCCACGTAGCCGCCCTCGAAGCTCAGCGTGAACGCCAGCGATCTTGGGAAGTTCTTCTTCATCCGAAGCCCCGCCATTAAGCCGCGCGCCGGCCCATGACGAAGTGCGGGGCCGGCGCTGATCCTGGATCAAATCTGGCAGGTTTCGCGGGAAGGGTTCATCCACGCGGGCGCGCGGGTGGAGCGACCTTGGAGGCGGGAGAAATCAGAAGAGATCGAGCTGAAGCGCGTCGTTCAGCTGCCAGCGGCGCACGGTCGCCACGTCGGATCGAACGGTCCTCGCGATGGCGTTCAGGCTCTCGCCGCGCGCGAACATGACCTGGGCAATCCATTTTTTGCCGAGCGGCACCTTGATGTAGCCGTGCCCCATCACGGCTGCAAGCATGGCGATTTTTTCGGCGCCGAGCAAGCCTGCTGCCATCGACCGGGAAGATGTACCGGCGCGTGGCAGGTGGATCTGCGAGCCTCCGAGCTCAAGCAGCAGCCTGATCGTGTCGTCGACGCCGAGCGCATCCACATAAGGCGCGATGTTTGCCGGGATCTGAGGCTGTACGTCAGGCATCTTCCATCCGTCCGGTTCGCGTCGTCAATTTCAGTTCCTGGGCCGTCAGATCCTTGAGGCGGACCGTCAGCTCAATGCGCCGGTGGCTCATTCTCGGCAGCTCGGCGATGCGCCGCCTCAGTTCCGCCCGCTCCGCCCTCAATCGTTCCAGCTCCGCATCCTCGCGCCATGTCAGAAGCGGCAAGGGAGCGGAGCCGGCCATGTCAATCGCCCTTTGCCGCCCTGATACAGCGCCCGAAGCTCTGCATTGCCGCCAGCAAGGTTTCGTCCGTGGCCGCCGAAATCTCGCTGCCGATCGGAACGCCGAGGATCCGGCACTGCGCCTCGATGACGGCGAGTTTCTCGGCGCGGCCGTCCTGGAATTTCGGCCACGTCACATCGGCCTCCCGGGCGATCCAGGCCTTGAGGGCTTCCACAGCCTTCCGCGCGTCCTGTGCGTTGCTGAGGAAGCGCACGTGATCAATGCCGGTCTGCCGCCTGACGAAAGCGATCAGCGCCTTGTCGTCGCGATTGCGGACGAGGCCGAGGTTCCAGGCGGAGATCCAGAGTGCCTGGAGTTTCTTCGCGAACCGCCCTTCAAGCGGCGTTCGACGACGGCTTGAAGACCGCTCGAAGCCGAGCCGGCCGAGCTCCTGGATGACTTCGTCATGCTGTTTCGGGCTCATCGCCCGCAGCGACCGGATACCGGTCACCCGCTCGTAGAGATCGCGGGCGTCGTCGCCATCGATGCCGAGCTGCTTCAGGCCGACATGGATCTTGGCATAGGCGCTCATGACGGCGCCCTCCCGAAGAGATCAGAACTCATCGCCCCCCCGCGGGTGCAGGGCCGGCCGAGACGATCACATATTTTAATGTGATGACATCCATCCGGCGCCGGTGATAAAAGCTCGGCCGCTGGCCAATGCCGATCGTCGACAGGTCGACACGGTGATCGCCGTCGGCCCAAAGCCAGCCTTGGTGAGGGCCGCAACCGAGGATGCGGCCCGTCTCCGTATCGATCTCCCACCACAGGAAGTCCTGGCCGCGATCCTCGAACTCGATGCGCTGCACGCCGCTCATGTCAGGCTCCACCTTCCGTCGATCAGGTCATCCAGCCACTGCGGCTCGGGGTGCTCCGCGAAACCGCCGATTTCGGCCTGGATGTCGCGCACGAGGTTGAGCTGGCGCTCGCAAAGGTCGGCCATCATCTCGTCGCAGGTGCCGGGGACCGGGATGATTTCGTTGGCCCAGTCGCGCTCCAGCTCGCAGGCGCATTCCACGTCCGAGCGCAGCGTGTGCCGAAGCTCCGCCAGGGCGCGCTCCAGAAGTGCCCTGTGCTTTTCCGTTGCGCCGGTCATTGCGGCAGCCCACGCACCTGACCTTCGGCCCAGGCGAAAAACGCTTCGTCAAGGGCCTGCTCGGCGCGCTCGTATTCATCACGGGCATCCGCATAGATGGCGTCCATTCTTTGGAAAACCTGCTGTGCGGCGTCCCGAGCCGATTTGGCTTCCGTCATTGCCATGCGAGCTTCCAGGGCGGCGGCGTTTGCCTTGTGAACTTCATCAAGGCGCAGGCTTCGTGGAGATAAATTGCTGTCGGTCTGTTTCATGGTTCGATCCGTCTATTCATGATTGTCAGCAATTCTGGACGGGGCCTGGCTGAGCCAGGCCCGGCCCTCGTCGTTCGCCGCCCTGGAATTACTTGCCCCATCCCCCGGCGGTCTTGGTTTCGGCTTTCGGCTCGCTCCAGCCTTCGGCAATTTTCGGTTCCCGGTGGTCTTCAGGATTGAAGTTGCGCGGCCGCCAGTCCTGTTTCACGTATGTGCTCGCACGGGCCGTGCCGGGCATGCCGTAGTGCACTGCGCAGAATTGCTGCAGCCCGGGGCGGGAGCAGTCGATTGCGCTGCTCGCGGGGATTGCCGATCCAAGCAGGATCAACACCGCGAAAACGAATGAAACTGCGGAAACGAGTTTGTGCATGCTGGTTCCTTTCAGTCTTGGGAGGAAGCGGCGCTGACCGCCGTCTTGTTGTCGTTGAGGGGAGGAAGGAAACGGAGCAAGAACCTGGCGGAAGGCGATCTTGATCGCGCTCATGACCCAGCTCCGATGTGTCGGTCGGCGGCCTGAACCCAGTTGCGCACTGCGCCTCTCAGGCCCATGGTGCTGGTCGCACGGATCCCGCCGATCGTGACGGCCACACCGTCCCATCTGTCGCTGATCTTGGCGTCGAAGCACGATTTCAGGCGCCGTGCGAGGTTGTTCATCTCGTTGCGATCGCGGACATGCCAGGCGGCAGGATCGTCCTTGCGGTCCCCGGCCTTTCGCATGGCGTCGTCGAGCATTTTCGCCACCTGGTCGCGGAGGGTTTTGAGATCGCTCACGGCGTCGATCCCTTCTCGAATTCAATGCGATCGGCGAGCATGCGAAGGAATTCCGAGAGTTTCTCGTTCGAAGCCTCGGCAAGATCTTGAATGAAGCGATCGGTTGGATCATCGCCGTGGAAATCCTGAACTTCATTCAGCACTTCCGCGAAAAGTTCCGGATCACGAGCTAGTTTGTTGCCGACCTCAGAACCAGACACTGCGCTATAGAGAAATGCCATCGTCGCCCCCCTCACGCTCGTGCCAGGTCGATCGTGACGGGCTGCCATTGGCCGTCCGGTGTGTCGCGCTCGTAGCAGCGCACGTAGGTCTTCGATCCGACCACGCGCATCGCCGCCCGGATCGCCTCCATCGCCTTCAGCCACCGCTCGTCCGCGATATCGAGCCTGAGCAGCATGAAGATCTCGGACCGGTTGATCTGGCCGGCCTTGTCGGTGTTGAACGCGCGGGTGACGATGGCGCGGATCTCCGGCCGGCTGTCGGCCGCCCATTCGTTCAGGCACTCGTCGATCAGCCCCTTGGCGACCTGCAGCTGCGGCCCGAAGTCGATGTAGTCGGCGACCTGCACCTGCACCTTCATCAGCCCGTCGAAGCTCATGAAGGTCTTGTTGCCCTTCGCGCCGCCCTTGGCCGCGCCGTATTCCTGCGCCAGCAGCGCCTCGAAGGCCGACAGATCGTCGAATGTGTGCTGCTTGAAGCGGGAGATCTGCGCCGAGAGATCGCGGGCGTAGGCCATGATCTTGCGCACCGTCTCGTCCTCAAGCTTGTGTTCGGGCTTGATGGCTTCGACGGGCACGAGATTGCCCTTGGCGTCGCGCAGGTAGGACTTGCCACCCACTTCGACGATTTCGTCATCCCACATCGTGGTGTGTGTCTCGCTCACCTGGCTTCTCCTGATTTGCGTTGATCGAGGGCGGAACGGCCCGGTCCCGGGTCGCCGAGCATTCCTGAGTTCCGCTGGCCGGCTTCCGCCGCCAGGATGAGGTCCAGGTGCGGGCTGACGCGGTATTTCCGGAACACGACGCGGGGCCGTACCGTTTCCTGGTGGCGCCGTGGCGATGCGGTCACCGGCGCGGGCGAAGGCGTGGCCGGCGGCGAAGCGGGCGATGGCGGGGCGGGTGAAGGCGGCAGGTCTTCGGTCGCTTCGAGTACCAGCGCCTTGTCGATCGTCCGCGATACGTCGTGGATCTTCCGGCCAAGCCTCTCGGCTATCCACCAGTCCTTCTCTCCGAGCGTCCGGAAGCCGACCGCTCGCGCTATGTCGTCATAGCTCCAGGGCCTCATGCCGAACTCCCGTTGCCAGGACCGGTTGCCAGTCTTGGCCGAGGCACCACAGGAAGCCGGGCAACCCGCCCTGACGCGAGGTCGGCTTCCGTGATCCTGGCCGGTCCGCTGACCTGTGCCGTCTCAAGGGCGCGCGCGCAGCGGACCATGTCGGCAAGCGCGAACTTCGCCAGCTCCGTGAGCGCCGGCGACAGGAACAGCGAACCGTCGCGGCTCACGTGCTCGTCGATGAACTGTCGGAGCGTCCGGATATCTTCACTCAGCATCGCCGCCTCCCTTGATCAGGGAATGCGGGCAACCCGTCCGGCATGCCTGATGCATCCGCACGCGATGGGCGTTCGTCGTGGCGAAGGGCTTGCGCTGCCACGAAAGGCAGACGTTGCGCGCCATCTCGCCCATGACCGGGCATGTCACCGTTTCGGACATCAGCGCGCCGCGCGAGGCCTGCTCGAAGCGGGCGATGTCGCCATTGTGGTAGCTGTTGGAGAGCACCTGGCTGACGGCCGAGGCTGAGTAGCCGACCTTGCGCGCGACGGCCGCCTGGCTCTCGCGATTGCAGGCCTCCGCCAGCACGATGATCCATTCTGGGATCGTCGCGCCCCAAGCCAACCGGGCCTTGGCGACGTTGTCGGGCCGGTTGCCGGAAGCGGCGCTCATGACGACACCTCCTCGGTCTCGACAGGACCGACCAGCTCATGCCGGTTCTGGTCGAACACCACCTTGGTCCGCAGGATCATCGGCGGCAGAGGTCCGGTGTTCATGTCCGGTGCCAGCCGCCAGATGCCGGGTGCGCCGGGCTTGCCCTTGACCAGCGGGATGAGGTAGCCGGCCTTGGACAAGGCCTTGATGTAGGCCTGCGCTGAAGCGAGGCTGATCGCGGTTTCGTCGGTCGACCCCCACAGCGCGATATCCTGCGCGGTGAACCCCTGCCGATGCGCGCCGGAGCGCATCGCGTTCCACATGCATTTCTGCTTGCCGGCGCTCTCGATCACCGTTCCGTCCCGGCGCACCCGCGGCGTGGCGGTCTGGCGCACCGTGGCCCGGTAGACGGCTTCCGGTCGCGGCCCCCGCTCGCCCACCTTCTCGACGAGGCCGGCCTTTTCCAGCCGGCCGAAGAAATCGTCCACGTCCCGGCGCCGTGCATTCGACATGCGCAAGATGTCGCCGCGCGTGAATGTCTCGCCCGCCAGCTCGTGCGCCTGGATGACGCTCCAGAAATGATCGATGCCGCGCTTGGGAGAAGTGCCTTTGGCCAGGCTCAGCTTCAGGACGATCCCCATCACGCAGCCTCCCGGCGCGACGGCAGGTGACCGCGCGAGAAGTAGCCCCGGCCGGCCCGATACTCGTCGAGGCCAATCCGGGAGACGCCGAGGACGTTCGCCTCGATCGCGATCGCGTGCAGCGTGTTGCCGATGCGGCGGACCCGGCCCTCTGCCTCCGAGCGCGCCTTGTCGAGCAGATCGTCGGCAATCGCGATCTGCGGATAGAGCGTGCGCGCAAGCACCCGGGTATCGTTCAGATCGCACGGCTGCGCATAGCCCATCGTCAGCACAAGGTCGCGGAACCGGTCGACGCCCTCCAGCTTCTTGGGAAACAGTTCCTCGCCGATCAGCAGCACCGGCACGTTGCTCTTCTTGGCGATCATCCGAACCAGCTCGATCATCTTGCGATCGACCAGCTTGTCCGCCTCGTCGATGATGAGCGGCCGCCTCGGATCGCGCGCCAGGATGGCGATGATCTCGTCTTCCAGGTCCGCCAGGGTGCCGCTCGCCGCCGGCCGGCCGAGCTCTGCCAGGATGGAGGTCAGAAGCTTCTTCTTCGTCCAGGTGTCGGACACCTCGACATAGGCCGCATCGGTCTTGTTCTGCACGAACAGCGCCGCCACGCTCTTGCCGTAGCCCGAGAAGCCGGCGAACACGCCGAGGTTCGGCTGCAGCGGGTGACGGTCCTGCAGCGACCGGACCAGCGTCATGCAGGCGCTGACGTTCCTGATCGGCGCCGTATCTCCGCTATTGACATCCATGTTAAGCCCCATCAATCTGCCCTTTCAGTGATGTGAGTGAATTGCCTTGGCCCCGTTCCCGCGGGGCCTTTTCCTTTTAGTGGGCGATCCGCACGGCGTGCTCGAGCCCCCACACCTCCATGATGTCGACATTGGTCCGGTACTGCGGCGTGCGCTGGTAATGCCCCAGCCAGCGCAGCTCCTCGGTTGAGATCTCGGCCTGACGTCCGCTGGCGATCGCCATCTCCAGCTGGATTGCCCGGTAGAAGCGCTGGCCGGCCTCGTTGAGTGGTTGGTTCTGCCGGATCGGCACCACGTTCTTGAACGCCTCCGCCCGCTCCAGCATCTCCTCGACCTCGGCCAGGTCCTCGGCCGTCACCCTGGCGTTGCCGGCCTCCCATTCCCGCAGCAGCTCCTCGTGGATCGACCGGGTCCTGTCGTCGATCGGCGCGGGCGATGCCGGCTTCAGCGGCAGCACCGACGCTTCCTTCGCCGCCTCGATCGCCGGCGTGACGTGCTCTTCCTCGCGCTTCGGCAGCGCGACGACATTCGCCTTGGCGGCCTCTTTCTCGTCCGCCTTCTTGCGATAGAGCCTGAGCGTGCGCTCGATGCCCGATGGCCCCTTGCCGAGCTCGCGAAGCTCGGCCTTCGCCTCCCTCTCGCGCTCGGCCAGCATCTCGCGCGCCATCGCCTTTTGCGCCTTCACGAACTCGGTGCGGTCGATGTCGCGCAATTCCGGGCACACGGCCGCATCCAGGAAGCTGCCGTCCTCGGCCGAGAAGGCGTAGACCTTGCCCATGTCGATCGGATCGAGCCGCACGATCACGTCCGTGCCCGGCAGGATCAGCGGCGAGCTGTAGTAGACGTGGTCGATCTTCAGGCCCTGCGCCGTCATGCGGCGGCGGCCGTCCTTGCCGGCGAGCGGCATCAGCAGCACGTCCAGTGCGCGCTCGTCGACGCGTGCGACAGGCGTTGTCGAGCGTTGCGCCGCCTGGTTGGGCGAAAGGCCCTTCAACTCGCCTTTCAGGCCGCCATGCGGGCGTTCGTGGTAGTAGACCTCCAGCCACTCGTCGATGATGGCTTGCAGCTCGGCGGCGGTGAGTTCCACCCCGAACAGCTCCGCGTCATCCGCGCCAAGGCGTTCCGAAAACGCCTTCTTGCCTTCGATCGCCTTGCGCTCCGCCACGTCGTGGCCGACATAGCCCGGCAGCTGCGGTGCGAAATTGTGCTGGAATGTGCCGATGACGCGCTCGACATGCCCCTTCTCGGTCGGGCTGTAGGCCCGCGACACGTCCTGTTCGATATGAAGATCGGAAAACAGGCGCTGCGTGGCCTGCGCCTTGAAGTCCGAGCCGTTGTCCGTCTTGATCGTCTTCGGCACGCCCCACTGGATCACCGCCTTGCGGATCAGCAGGCCGACAGCCGAGGCGCGTGGCGTCTTCGACAGGGTGATGACCAGTCGGCGGGTGGCGAGATCGATGCAGGCATACATCGAATGGCGGCCGTCCGTGCAAAGTGCATCGACCGGCGAGGCGTCGATCTGCCAGAGCTGGTTTGGCTCCTTGACCCACCGATAGGCGCCGGTACCGCGCATCGCCATGGTCGAGCGGTATTTGTCCGGGTTCGTGTTCTTCAGGATCACGACCCGTTCTTCCTGCCTCAGCTTCCTGATGAAATGCTGGAACGTCCGCACCGGCGGCAGCGGTTTCAGCTCGCCATGCCGGTCGGCGATCTGGCCGCCGAACTCGTCTTCGCAATAGTCCCGCAACGTCCCGGCCGAGAGAGCCGGGTTCTTGAAGATCCACGCCAGCACGAAGGCGCGCAGCCGACCGCCCTCGGCGGTTTCCAGCAGCCCGGTATCCTTCTTCGCCTTCGAGCGGTCGCAGGCCAGCGCCGCGCTGCCCTGGAACTTCACCTTCTCGCGCCAGCGCATCAGCGTGCGCGCTGAAACCCGCCTGACGACGCCTTGCGCCCAATCTGGCAAGGGGATGCGGCCGGAATTGTAGAGATCCGCGAAATAGGCATCCGAGGCGAGCGCGCCGAGATCGAGCATCGCCCGGAACCTGTCCGCCAGCCGGACGATGCACATCCTGGCGTCGCGGTTCAGCCGTTCGCGTTCGGTAAGGTTCCCGGCGGCGGCAAGGGTCGGCTGCGCTTGTGCCTTGCCGCTGCCAGGCCCGTCTCCGCCCGTCATCGTCAGCGCCGGCCCGACGCGCCGCGACAGGTAGCAAAGCCTGACATCCAGCGGCAGCAGGTCCAGGTGGTAGCGCGTGATCGTCCCGCCGCGCCCCGTCTCGCATCTCACCTGGGCGTGGTAGCGGTGCCAGCCCTCTCGGTCGGCCAGGTCGTTGACGCCACGCTTCGTTGCAGGCAGCCCCGGCAATTCTCCGGCCTTCGCCGCCTCGGCGATCTCCTGTGCCGTGAACCACATTTGAACCTGGATTGGAGCCTGCGCGTTCATCGGCCTAGATCGCTCCCCACTTGGCCTTTTCGGCCGCCTTGAACCGTTGGATTTTCGCTTCCGCTTCCTCGGCCAGGTGCACGTTGATGAGCGCCTGGTACTTGGTGTCGATCACCACCTTGCCGAAGCGCTCCGCCACGAAGCCGAGCAGGTCCGTGCACCCCGTCACGTCGATCAGCGCGATGAAGCGCTCCAGCGTGATCCTGTGCGCCTCCGCCCCTTCCGAGGCATAGTTCGCCAGCATGTTCTCGCTCACCTGGTAGCCGAGCTCGGCGCTCATCGCCGCCGCGATCTCCGCCCGCGACATCGGCGAGGACTTGAGTGCCAGCGCCACCGCCTGGCTGATTTGCGAGGAAAGGCGCGAGCCGCGGATCGCGCCGGCTTCGAAGCCGGCCGCCACCTTGGGGGGCTCCCAGGAAAGAAGATCGCCGGTCAGGTTGTCTCCCCGCGCCTT